CAAGCGAAGATGAATACGTTAGTACGTTTGGTAAACCAGACGCTAACACTTTTGAATATTTTTTTACGGCAGCCAACTTTTTACAATACGGAAATGCCCTAAGGGTAGTAAGAGCAGTCACTGGTAATCTGAACGCAGGTTCAAGTTCAGGTTTACAAGTTAAAAATACGACTGACTACTTAGACAATTATAGCGACGGTTCTGCTTCAGTAGGCTCATGGCTTGCAAGAGAAGCAGGAACTCAAGGTAACAACCTAAAAGTATCTATGTGTACAAATAGCAATGCATATGCAAGTGCTGGCGGTGCCTCAAACTTAGTTAATGACGCAAGTGCGGCTATTGGCGATACTACTATCACAATTGATGATGGTGGTGGAGACAAGATCCAAACAGGCGACATTGTTGAGTTTGGAGATATCTCTGGTAACTTCAATGCAGCTCCTTCTGGTCAATACTACAAAGTAACAGGCACTTCAGGTGCAGTTCTAACCATTGCAAGATTTAATCCTGCTTCTGGTAAAACTGAAACTGGCGGACTAAGACACGCTGTTGCTGATAACGCATACTTTAGAAGATTTTGGGAATATTATTTCAATTTCTCAGCTGCACCAACATCAACAGATGATGTTGTTAACGCAGGTGGTTCTAATGATGAGTTACATATCGTAGTTGCAGACGAGGATGGCGGCATTTCGGGCACAGCAGGTACTATATTAGAAACACACGAAGGATTATCACAAGCTTCAGACGCTAAAGACGCTCAAGGTGATTCCAATTATTATGTTGACGCTCTATACAATAGAAGTCAATTTATATACTGGATGGACCATGAGACTACATTAGCAAATGCAGGTAGTTCAAAAGTAGGTCAAACATTTGATAATACTGGTACTCAAGGCATAACAGTCTTTAGTTCTAGTCTTACAGGTGGTACAGACGATAACGCACCAACTAACGGTGAATTAGCATTAGGTTATGATAAATTTGCTGATAGTGCAAGCGTTGACGTTAACTTACTTATGACTGGTCCTTCACATACAGGTGCTGACGCAACTGGAGATACCAAAGCAACTAAAGTTATTGACATAGTTGAAGCAAGAAAAGATTGTGTAGCATTTATTTCGCCTGCTAGAGCAGACGTTGTAAACGTAAGCGATCCTATTGCACAAACTGTTAATGTTAAAGCTTTTGCAGACGGTCTTGCTTCAAGTTCATATGCAGTTATTGATAGTGGATACAAATACATGTACGACAAATACAACGGCGTATATAGATATGTTCCATTAAACGGTGACATTGCTGGACTTTGTGCTAGAACAGACGCAGTTGCTGATAGTTGGTTCTCACCGGCTGGGTTTACAAGAGGTCAGATTAGAGGTGCAGTTAAACTTGCCTTTGATCCTAACCAAGCGCAAAGAGACGACTTATACAAAGCAAGAGTAAATCCTGTGGTAACATTCCCAGGACAAGGTACTGTATTGTTTGGTGATAAGACAGCTCAAGCGAAACCTAGTGCTTTTGACAGAATAAATGTTAGAAGATTGTTCATAACTATGGAAAAGGCAATATCAACTGCTGCTAAATTCCAACTCTTTGAGTTCAATGATGAATTTACAAGAGCGAATTTCAGAAACTTGATAGAACCATTCCTTAGAGACGTACAAGGTAGACGTGGTATCACAGACTTTAAAGTAGTGTGTGATGAAACAAACAATGTAAGTGCAGTTATAGATAGAAACGAATTTGTTGCAGACATATTTGTCAAACCAAATCGTTCTATTAACTTCATCAAACTTAACTTCGTAGCTACAAGAACAGGCGTTGCCTTTTCTGAAGTAGCAGGCGCATAGAGAGGAAATAAAAAATGGCAAACGTATCAGACTTTATCTCCAAACTTAAAGGCGGCGGAGCTAGACAAAATCAGTTTAAGGTTACAATGCCTTTCCCTGGTTTTGCTGCTGTTGGTGGCGAAACTGAGAACATGTCGTTCTTATGTTCTGCTACTCAACTTCCAAGTTCTGAGTTAGGAGAATTAACTGTAAACTTTAGAGGTAGACCAATACATATGGCTGGTGATAGAACATTCCAAACTTGGAGTACAACTATTATCAACGATACTTCTTTTGATATCAGAAATGCTATTGAAAGATGGTCAAATGGTATTAACAACCATAGTGACAACGAAGGTTTAAACAACCCTACTGATTATCAAGTGGACGCATTTATCGACCACTTAGATAGAAATGGTAATACAATCAAATCGTACACATTTAGAGGATTATTTCCTTTAACAATAGGTACAGTTGATTTGAACTATGATCCAGTAAGTGCGTTAGAGACTTTTGAATGTACATGGAGATACCAATACTGGGAAAGTAACACTACAACGTAATGTTGTGAATTTATAGCGGTCTCCGGGCCGCTATAAATAGAAATAAAAGATAATGAAAAGGAGAATGTAGTGGCAGAATTTTTTGGCTTTGAAATCAAAAGAGCAAGCACCAAAACAACTAGTCAAACGTTTACAGCACCATCAGCTGATGATGGCGTTCAAACGATTATGGGTGGTGGACATTATGGTACTTACTTAGATATTGAAGGAAAAGTAAACAACGAAGCAGATTTAATTAGAAGGTATAGAGAGGTTGCTATGCAACCTGAGTGTGACCAAGCGATTGAAGATGTTATCAATGAAGGTATAGTAATTGATGACAATAGAGAAACAATCAGACTGAACATGCATACAGTACCTTTCTCAACAGGTATAAAAAAGAAGATAGAAGAAGAATTTAATAATATTATTTCGTTATTGGAATTTGAACAAAAAGGACATGACATATTTCGTAGATGGTATGTTGATGGTAGAATAGTATATCATAAGATAATAGACCCTAAAAATATAAAAGGTGGTATTACTGAATTAAGATATATTGATCCTAGAAAAATTAAGAAAGTTCGTAAACCTAAGAAGACTGAGGGCGAACAAAGTTTTAAACCTAAAGACCAAAACGCACCACCAGTTGTAGATTTTGAAGAATTTTATATTTACAATGAGAAAGGTGTACAACCGGGAGCAAGTTCAACACAAGGTTTAGCAATTAGTAAAGATAGTATTGCTTTCTGTCCGTCAGGAATGATTGACCAACAAAGAAACATGATACTATCACATTTACATAAGGCAATTAAACCTGTCAATCAATTAAGAATGATTGAAGATAGTATTGTTATATACAGAATATCCAGAGCGCCTGAAAGAAGAATATTTTACATTGATGTAGGTAACTTACCAAAAGCAAAAGCAGAGCAATATCTAAAAGATGTAATGAACAGATATAGAAACAAACTTGTCTATGACGCAAGTACAGGTGAAATAAGAGACGATAGACAATACATGTCTATGTTAGAAGACTTTTGGTTACCAAGACGAGAAGGTGGTAGAGGTACAGAAATTACTACACTACCAGGTGGTTCTAACTTAGGTGAAGTAGAAGATATCAAATACTTTCAAAAGAAACTTTACAAGTCATTAAACGTTCCTGTATCCAGATTAGAAGCTGAAGGTAGTTTTAATATGGGTAGAGCAACTGAGATTAATAGAGACGAGTTAAAGTTTAGTAAATTTGTTGATAGACTAAGAACAAGATTTAATGCTTTGTTCCATGATTTATTGAAAACACAATTAATACTAAAAGGTATTATATCAATAGAAGATTGGGAAAACAGTTTAGCAAGAACAATCAGATACAACTATGTAAATGACGGTTACTATGCTGAAATAAAAGAAGCAGAAATGTTAAAAGAAAGAATGGAAATTTATCGTAACTTGAAAGATAGTGAATTGATAGGTAACGTTTATTCTAAAGAGTGGGCAATGAAGAATGTTTTAAAAATGACTGACATTGACATTGACGAAGAAAAATCTAAAATAGAAAAAGAAAAGGAGGCGGAAGCGCCACCAGAAGGAGAAGATGATGACACAGGACAATTCTAACCCAACAAGAGATATGATTGACGCTTTGCAAAAAGGCGATAACTTAGGTGCTGAAACGGCATTTAAATCTGCTTTATCAAATAAAGTAGGTACTGAGTTAGATGACAAACGTAAAGACGTTGCGTCAACAATTATGGCAAAAGAACCGGAAACAAACAATGATAACGCTGAACAATCTACGGAAATTGACGACTGAAAAAAACGAACATAAACGTTCACTAGTCTATAAGAAATTAGCGCCAAAATCAAAAGAGGCGGTAGATGACGTATATACTCAGCTTGAAAAGAAACCGGGACAAGTGTTAATGAATTTTAGTAAAGTTATGAATGACGTTACTAAGAAGTATAAAGTACAAAGAAAAGATATCGAAGCCTATTTTAAAAAAGAAACTGGCATAACCATATAAACAAAAAGGAGTAGAAATGGCGGTAGTAAACAAAAGAACATTAGTGGATAGTGGTACTAGACATGTAGTAATGTTTGAAATTAACAATGCAACAAATGACGCAGTACAAGTAATTGACGCTTCAGCATTGACAGGACATGTTTCAAACCCTACACTAGACATTAGTTCTATTAAATGGAATACAACAGCTGCGACAAGCGACGTTGCAATAGAATTTGACGCAGGCACAGATAGTCATGCTATATCACTACATGGTAGTGGCGAGTATGGGTATCATGGTAAACAACCAAACATATCAAACCCAGAAGCAACAGGTGTAACTGGTGATATTGTTATTACAAATGCGAGTGCTGTAACAGGTACTTTTATTTTAGAAGTTAAAAAGACTAAAGGTTATACTGCCTCAGGACAGACTAGATAATGGCTGATACAGTATCAACTCAAACTATAACAGACGTTGCAGGTTCTAAAACTGTAATGAAGTTTACGAACAAATCTGATGGTACAGGAGAGAGTTTAGTAGAGAAGATGACGAGTGCAAATTTAAATCACTTGTCAACTTCTACTAAAATTGCTAGAGTGATTTATAGTGTAAACACTACGGACCCTAAGGGGTCCGTAGAAATCCTATTTGAAGGAACTACTAACGCAACGGCGCTGTTTTTATCTGGTCAAGGCACGATAGATTTACAGACGCCGGCAATACAAATAGCTAACAATGCAGGTACTCCTACAGGTGATATTCTGTTCTCTACGCACAATTTCGTAAACGGAGACAGTTATTCTATCATTTTAGAGGTACGATAACATAAATAGGACTAAAGGAATAAACATATGAAACTAATTACAGAGGAACTTACTGACGTTAAATTGCTTGCAGAAGCAGATGAAAACGGCAAAAAGTCACACAAAATAAAGGGGATATTCATGCAGGCGAATATTAAGAACCGTAATGGTCGTGTTTATCCTATGGAAGTTTTAGAAAACGAAGTAAACAGATATAGAAAAGAATTTATCAATAAAAAGAGAGCATTTGGTGAGTTAGGACATCCTGACGGACCAACTGTAAACTTAGAGAGAGTGTCACACTTAATTACATCATTAGAAGGCGACGGCAAAGGTAACTACATTGGCGAAGCAAAAGTGACTGATACACCTTATGGTAAGATTGTGAAGTCTTTGATAGACGAAGGCGCACAACTAGGAGTTTCATCAAGGGGCATGGGTTCTTTGGAGAATAAAGGCGGTACTAACTATGTAAAATCAGACTTTTACTTAGCAACTGCTGCCGACATTGTAGCAGACCCATCTGCTCCATCAGCATTTGTACAAGGTGTTATGGAAGGTAAAGAGTGGGTATGGGACAATGGTATCGTTAAAGAAAAAGATATTTCTGAGATACAACAAGAGATTGAAGCTGCTCGTAGTTTTGAGTTAGCTGAAAAACAAACTGCTGCTTTTGAAAAATTTATGCGAAAAGTTGCAAAATAATAAATAGTAGTACGCAAATTAATTAATTAATTTTGACTTATAGGAGAGTTAAAAATGGAAGAAAATAAAACAATCGTTTCTGAAGCTCCTAAGGGTGCAGACGCTCCAAAAGCAGGCGCAGGTAAAGCTGAGCCAATGCAGAAAATGGGTGATTTTGAAGATGGCGGAAAAGCAGTGACTTCTCCAACAGACACAAGTTCAACTGACCATGCAAAAAAAGCTAAAAAAGATACGTCCGCTCCTACGAAAGGCGCAGCTACAGCAGAACCAATGCAAAAATTGAATGCTGAAGATGAAAAAGAAAACGATAAAGTAAAAAAAGAAGCGGCACATGATGACGCTGATGAAAAAGAAGACGATAAAGAAAAAGAAATGTCTGAAATGCCGAAAACAAAAGCTGGTATAATTCAAGCTATGTATGACGCAATGGGCAAAAAGAAAAAATCAGACTTAGCCGCT